GATTCTAAGGATCACATGGGCCGCTCGGCTTATCGGAAAGAAGAACTCCCGAAGATGTTCTATCATCCGCTTGGCGAGGAGCAGGTCGTGCAGCCGGCGGAAGCCGTGGCTACTCCATTCGGGCCGAAGATGGTCGGGGAGCAGAAAAGAATCAAGTCGAAGATCGCGACGACTGAGGCAGAGGCAGAGGAGCTTCGCAATGCAGGCTGGCATGAGCATCCGGCGCTCGCGCTCAAGGCCGCTGGAAAGCCTGTCCCGCAGGTGATTCGAGTTGGCACGGCTAAGACGCTCAAGGAGCAGATGGCCGAACTGCAGAAGCAGATTGATGAGAGTGAAAGGCTCGAGGCAGCACAGGAGGGCGATGCCCTTCCCAAGCCCGTGATTGCCCCGGCAAAGAAGGGCTCGGAGATTCTCAAAAATCTCTCTAGCGAGTAAGGCTTCGCAGAATGAGTGTCCTCGATCCCAGTAATCTCACCGCCCGAGATATTTGCACAGCAGCGCTTCGCGAATGCGGGGCGTTTGCGATTGGGCAGACGCCGAAGGCGGAGGATATTACTGGGGCGTGGTCTCGCCTCCAGTTCATGCTGCAACAGTGGGAACGCAAGCGCTGGCTTGTTTATCACCTCCGAACTTATCAGATCACCTCGACTGGAGCGCAATCGTACACTGTCGGGCCTGGTGGCCAATTCGACACTGGCGTGAATAGCGTCCGCCCAGAGAAGATCGAGGCGGCATTCCTGCGCCAGTTAACGCAATCTCAGCCCAACCGAATTGATTACCCGCTCGAGATTCTGCAAAGCATGGAGGATTACTCGAGGATTGCCCTCAAGACTCTCTCGAGTTTCCCCACTTATGTCTTTTACGATCCGACTTGGCCTTTGGGGCTGGCGTACTTTTGGCCAGTGCCTCAAGCGACGATTTATGGCCCGGCACTGGTGATTCGCGAGCAGCTGCCCAATCGCTTCGCGAATCTGAACGAAACATTTGCCATTCCCTTCGAGTACTACAACGCAATGATCTACAATCTCGCGTTGAGGCTGCGCCCGGCTTACTCTCTTGGCACCTACGCGGGCGATATGCTGCCCTCGCTGGCGAAGGACTCGTTGAATGTGCTTCGCCCGGCGAATGCTGCAATTGCAAGATTGCAGACTCCGGGTTCGCTGGGACTCTACAATATCTTCTCTGACCGAATCTACTAAACCCCTGCCATGAAAAGGATTGGATGAAATGAGTGCAACTTCTCCGCAGCCGTTTGAGCCTGGACCGAGGCTCATTGATGGGACGAAACTTAATGGCGAACTGTCGTGGCCAACGGCCAGTGTTGAGGCTGCTGCCACAGCGACTGGCACGACGATCGATGATGCCTTCCAGATCAAGGCGGCAATCACGCAGTTCTCAACTGTCGCGGCAACGACTGGTGCGCTGCTGCCGGATTTGGACGTTGGACAGTCGGCTGTCATTTATAACGATGGGGCGAGCGCTCTGACAGTCTATGCGCCCGATGGCGCCACGATTGATGGCACGGCCGGAGCGACTGGCGTGGCCCTGGCGAATGCCAAGCGCTGCCAGTACACGCGCATCTCGGCAACAGCCTGGATTAGCGCCCAGCTTGGCGCTGTGAGCGCTTAATTTCGCGCAGTGCAAAGGTGACTGGTAGTGAGTCGTCTCGATCTTGTTGGCGGATCGTATTTTGCCCGCTCGGCGATTGCAAACGCCCAGCGGTGTATTAACTATTATCCCGAACGAAATCGAGTCGACTCGCCAGTCCCATTCACCTATTATCAGCGGCCGGGTCTTCGGCCGCTGGTGCAAGGTCCGGCTCAGCCGGTTCGAGAGGTGTGGCGGGCAAGTGATGGGCAGGGGTTCTGTGTCATCGGGCAGAAGTGCTACTACATCGACCCCGCGTGGGCGCTGGTCGAACTTGGCACACTGACCTTCAACGCGATGACCCCCGTCCGCTTCGCGGATAATGGCGTGACGGTAGTTCTGGTCGATGGGTCAACAACGGGGTACTCGATCGACTTGGCGACTCATGCGTTTGCGCCGATCGTCGATGCGACTGGGACGTTCACTGGCGCCACAGCCTTTGCGTACATTGACACATTCTTGATCTGGAACTATCCCGGCACGAAAGTCTTTGGCTCGACGCTCTCGAACACTGTCTCATTCAATGCGCTGTACATCTCGGCCAAGACGGCCTTTCCAGACCCCCTAATCTATCCAGTCGTTAATCGAAATGAGATTATTCTGCTGGGAGCGCTCAAGTCCGAGATTTGGTATGACGCAGGTGCACCGCAGTTTCCATTTGCGAAGCTGCCGGGGGCCTACATCGAGCATGGGTGTGTGGCACCTTATTCTGTTGCGACGGCTGATATTGAAACGTTCTGGCTCTCGCAGGATTTGCAGGGCGCGAGGATGGTCCTCGCGCTGAAAGGTTATGATACGAGACGAGTCTCGAATCATGCCCTTGAGTTTGCGCTCTCGCAAATGGCCAATGTGAGCGATGCGATTGGGTTCACATATCAGCAAGAGGGGCATGTTTATTACGTGCTCACGCTGCCGACTGGGAACCAAACGTGGGTCTTTGATACGAGTCTGGAAGATGACCCGACAATGGCGTGGCATCAGCGAGCGTTCACGCCAGTCGAGGGGCAGTATGATCGCTGGCGGGCGAACTGCGGGGCATTTATTTATGGCCAGAATGTTGTCGGGGATTATGCCAATGGGACACTCTATGCCCAAGACAAATCTCAATATTTCGACCGGGTCGATGGAGTTGATTATCGAATCGGCTGCGTGAAGGGCTTTCCGCATATTGTGCAGGGGTGGGACGAGCGCTCGGCGCAGGCTGTACTGGCAAGCGGCAAACTCGTGCAGCATAGAATGTTCCAACTTGATCTGGAAGCGGGGAGTGTCCACTTGATGCAGATGGCAACGCTCAGTCGATCTGGCTTCGCTGGTCCGACACGAAGGGCCTCTCGTGGGAGCAGGCGGTGTTGCAGACTGTCGGTGCGCCGGGGGTTTACGAGACCTCGCCGCTCTGGCGAGGCATTGGTATTGCCCGAGATCGAGTTTATGAGATCGCGCACTCGCTGAATGGGCCGGCGGCTTTGAATTCCGCTTGGGTTGATGGAACTGTGCTGGCGAACTGATGGCAAGTGAACTCCAGGCATTTCCGAAATTAAACACTCCTCTGGTCGATAAATCGACTGGAGTGATCTCAATTCCTTGGTATCGCCTGCTGATCTCGCTGTGGAATCGAACTGGTGGCGCGCAAGGCGGGCTGGTGATGCCCACGGGCGGGATGATTTGGTGGGGCTCGCCCACTCCGCCCGATGGCTTCTTCTTGTGCGATGGAACGGCTATTTCGAGAACTGCAAATGCCGACTTGTTCGCAGTTATTGGCGTGACGTTTGGCGCGGGGGATGGAGTCTCGACGTTTAATCTGCCCAATGTGACCGATCGGACGGTTGTTGGGGCGGGGGGAGCGTATCCAGTTGGAACGACTGGCGGTGCTGCCTCAGTCACCCTTGCGATTGGCAATCTGCCCGCACACTCGCATACAGTCACTGATCCGGGGCACACTCACATTCAAGATGCCCATGCACATGGTCAGCGGGGCCGGTCGAACAACACGGCTGGGACGAGCGGAACGCAACTTGGCAACGCTGCGGATAATACGAGCGTCGGAACGACCGACTCGACTACTGCAACGAATCAGACTGCTGTGACAGGCATTACGATTGATGATACGGGATCAGGCGACCCCTTCTCGATTCTCCCTCCATTCCTCGCCCTTTATCTGGTGATTAAGAGTTAACAAATGGCCATTAAGATTGCAGTCGAGGACTGGGACGATTTCTGGCCACAGGCCGAGCCTCTGATGAAAGAGCATCATGAGGAGCTCGCGCTCTTTGCGAAGCGCCCGCCGTTCGAACTTGATGTGGAGCGCTCTGCACTCTTGGCGAATGCGGGAGCGCTGTTGATCTTGGGGGCCCGAGATGAGAGTGACTCGCTCGTTGGCTATTGCCTTTGGTTCCTCTCGTTCGATCTGAGTGCCAAGGATTTGCTCGTTGCCTCGCAAGGCCCGTGGTTTGTCCGAGAATCGCAGCGGAAAGGCTCGCTTGGGATTAGATTGTTTGAACAATCTCTGATCGAACTGCGTAAGCGCGAGGTCAAAAATGTGCTCGCGCATCACTGGCTTGGCGGGGCAGGGGAACGCCTAGCGACTTACTTTGCCCGCAAGGGTGGCGAGCAGCTTGAGACGATTTACTCCTTGTGGATAGGAGACTAAAATGTGCGTTGTAACACCGATGCTGCTGGCGGCTGGATTAGCGGCCGGCGGGTCAGTCACGGGCTCGATGATTCAGGCCGGAGCAGCAAATAAGGCTGCCAAGGTGCAGTCTGCGGCGGCGGATAAAGCTGCGGCTGCGCAGCAGGCCACGTATGAAGACATCAAGTCCAATCTGCAACCGTATATGACCGCGGGCGAGAAGGGACTCGAGGGCGTCGAGGGGCTGCTTGGATTTGGTGGGGATGCCGAGTCCATTCAGTCTTATCTGGCGAGCACTCCTGGCTATCAGTTCGCCTTGCAGCAAGGACTCATGGCGACGCAGAATGCGTATGCAGCGAAAGGACTTGGCTCGAGTGGTGCAGCTCTCAAGGGCGCTGCGGAATATGCCCAGGGGCTTGCCTCGCAAACTTACCAGCAACAACTCGCGAATATGTTCAATCTGGCGGGGATTGGCACGAGTGCGACGGGAGCACTCGCAGGCTATGGAATGCAATCAACGCAGGCGGCGAATAATGCACTGCTGGGCGGGGCGACTGCAACGGCGAGCGGAATTGTCGGCGGAGCAAACGCCCTTGCGGGGGGCCTAAGCGGCGCCACGAGTGCCCTCGCCGGTGGTCTGACAACAAACTACATGATGCAGAATGGCCTATACGGGCCGCTCGGTGGCGGCGCGGGAAATATGGGCTCTGCCAGCACCGGTGGCGTGCCTCAAATCCCCGGCTGGTCGTTCGTGCCGAACGTCGGGTATATGCAGACTAATCAACTGATGGCGACGAGGTAAGGCAAATGGCTGAGCAACAGATGATGATGAATGGGCTGGCGCCAGCAGCAATGCCTGGTGCGCCTGCAACGCCTGCTGGCTCGCCTGCTGACCCGACGAACGTTGCACCGTCGCCAGCGCCTCCCAAGCCCAAAACTCTCGAAGAGTTAAACGAGTCCCTGCTGGCAAACTATGGCACGCTTCGCGAAGCAGGGCAGATGCTTGGCGTGACTCGTGAGCAGATTGACGATCTGCTGGCGCTGCAAGATACTGTCTCACAAGAGGACGTGATCGACGCGGCTAGCAAGCTCGTGGCGAATGGTCTTGAGCCGACCGAAGTGGCGGGAATTCTCGCGGATATGCCAGAGGGCAGCGAGGCATTGCAGGTTTGGCTGCAGGGCATGTCGCAGAGACTTGAGCAGCAGGAGAAGTTTGTCGGGGACTCGACGAAGGAGCTGCGGCATCAGTTGGGAGTGATAGGCTTGCGCCGATTGATGAAGGAGCCCGAAAG